TTGCTACCACAAACTGCCGCAAAGGTTGAAGCCTCGCCTGCACCTCAAAAACCTGCTGTGGAGGCAGGGCGTGTAGGCGGCTGCGACAGGTTTCAACCTTTACTTGAAAAATACAACTGGGACGTGCGAATTATGAAAGCCATTATGCAAGCTGAGAGTTCGTGTAATGAAAACGCAACAGGCGATACAAGCCTGACTTTTACGCAAAACGGTCGAACATATGGTTATTCAGTTTCTCTGTTTCAGGTACGAATTTTACCTGGTCGAGAAGCTTGTGATTCTCACAACCCAGAAATAAATATTGACTGTGCTTATCATGTGTGGAAATCACAAGGTTATAAGGCTTGGTCAGTTTACACAAATGGAAGATATTTAAGATTTTTATAGAAAGGAGGCATAGATGAGTGAATTATACAAAGCCTTACAAGAGTTTCGCAAAATAACACCACTGGTTAAAGCCTCAAAGGAAAATCCATACTTCAAAAGCAAGTACGCAGACTACAACATTGTAGTTAGTGAGACACGAGAAGATTTAGAAAAATGTGGATTGATGGTTAAACAAACAATCAGTCATATCGATACTAAGACGGCTATTAGAACTAAGCTCATTCACTTGGAAAGTGGTGAGACTCTTGAAGATATCGCACCAGTAGAAAGTGCACCTAACAATCCACAAACACAAGGCTCAGGTATCACTTATATGAAGAGATATTCATACATAGCAATGCTTGATTTACTTGTCGATACTGATGACGACGGTAACCTTGAGCGTAAACTCAAAGAAAGAACCGACAAAGAGTCTGCTGATTTAGCTACTGCCGAAAAAGTCTTACGAGCTTGTAAGACCTTAGGAGAATTAAAAGAGAAGTATATTGAGATTCTCAAAGCTAATCCAAAGCTGTCACGTGAGCTTGTCGGCGTTAAGGATGAGGTAAAGGCAAAGCTAGGAGGTAACGAATGAAAATCCTAGACCTTGAACAACGAAGTCAAGAGTGGTTGGATTTTCACGAAGGCAGGATCTCAGGCTCATCGGCAAAAGATTATTCATCAGTTCGGTATATACCAAAAGCCGAGCTGGTCGAATTCGCTGAAAGTAAAGGCTATGATTTTCCGAAAAATCTAACCATGGATAATATTAAGGCAATGCTTACTGAAGATGAATTGAATGAACTTTATGCGAATGTTCAAATAAACGATTCAATCTATAAGCTAATTGCTCAGCGAATAGCAAAGCCAATTAATCCGAATGACTATGCAGACAGAATACCAGAAGGTGCTACTTATTCGGCTATGCTGAGAGGTCAAATCCTAGAAGAGGAAGCTAGAGAGCTAATTTCTGAAAAGTTAGGTAAGCAGATTATTCCTGGTCGAGTTTGGCAATCTGACGTAAACGAGTATATGATTTGCTCACCAGATGGCGAATTTGAAGATGAGACAGAAGCTGTAGAAATCAAATGCTTGGACAGTTGGAAAGTAGTAAAAGCTTACTATGAAAAACATCCACCTTCCGAATATAAGCCGCAGATTCTTCAGTACTTTGTAGTTAATGATAAATTGAAGAAACTCTACTTCTGTATCTACTCAGATGTGTTCTCGAATCCAGATTTAGGATTGCAGATTTTTGAGTTAAATCGAGAAGACTATAAAGAGGAAATCGAAATAGTAAAGCGGGTAGAAAACGCTACTCTTGAGCTAGTAGAAAAAGAAGTCCAAAAATTAATGTTCTAAGGAGGAATATGATAAATAGCGTAACTTTAATCGGTCGAGTAACTCAGGATATAGAAGTTAGAAAAACTAACACTAACAAGTCTGTAGCTTCATTTACTTTAGCGGTTGGTGATAAAAACTCTGAATCAAGTTTCATCAACATGACGGCTTGGAATAAAACAGCTGAGTTATTAGCTCAATACGCACCAAAAGGCAAACAAATTGGTGTAACTGGTCGACTACAAACTAGGATGTGGAAAAAAGACGGCGATAAACGTAAAGCGACTGAGGTGATTGTCGAGCAGGTTCAATTTTTGAGCGACGGCAAGGCTCAAACAGCGAAATCAAGCGAAGACCTCGGCACGCCAGTAGAGCTGAGCGAAATCTCTTTTTAGGAGGTTAAATGACGAGAAGAAAAAAAGTCTACCTTCTCGAAACTGACAACGGGTTTACGATTCGGATTGTAGACCCAGACATCAGTTTTATGAAGAAGTATAAATGGTCATTTATCGATAATGACTTGGTAGTCTCACGCAGACTTGAAAAGGGGGAAGATGATGGGTTTACAGAAATTGTATCTAGTAAAAAGCGACGATTCAAATCGAAACTTTAGAAAGCGAAAAGACGCACGGCAATTTCAGAAAAAATACGGTGGAACGATTCACAAAATAACAATGATAGATAATTTCATTGTTGAGAGGGTAATGTGATGAAAGATTTATTCAAAAAAGAGCGTGAAGCTTGGATAGAAAACGCTCGTGTAACGGCGAGAAAACTATTGGATAATAAATCTCTGATCACAATTGAAGACGTACTCAAAGAATGTCCTAGACCACCTTATTTACACAGAAACACAACTGGTAGCATATTCAGATGTGATGATTTTGTGGCTGTCGGTTGGAGAAAAAGTGAAAGACCATTGATGAATGGTAGATTTGTCAGAGTCTGGAGAATGCGAGGATAGATGGCAAGTAGAAAACTAATTCAAAAAGCTGACAGAGTTTTCTCAAAATACATACGAATGAGAGATTCTGAAGACGGATTTTTCACTTGTTGTTCATGTGGTCAGAGAAAGCCCTTTGAACAGGCTGACGCTGGACACTTCATAAATAGAAGATGGATGGCTCTAAGATATGATGAGCGAAACGTACACGCTCAATGTCGATCGTGTAATCGATTCGACGAAGGAAATATGATTGGCTACACAAGATTCATGCTTAAAACTTACGGCGAAGATATCGTTGACCTGTTGGAAAGTATGAAAAAGCCCTACAAATGGACTGACGGAGAGTTAGAAATCTTAATTAAAGACTTAAAAAATAAAGGACAATAAATGTTTATTTTAATTTGGATAATAATCGTCATGTTTTTGTTAATTCTTGTAGCTATCTCAGAATACAACATAGCTAAACAAGATGAAGAGTGGATAAAAGAAGCAAAGGAGAAGAATCAATGGAAAAAGAAGTAAAACCTTACTATGAGGACGACTACCAGTCATTAGATGAGGTTGACACAGTGGATTTACTGGAGATGAAGGAAGGTGCATTAAACGACCTGAACGAGAGTGAACGCACAATTCATCGAATTAACCAGATATTAGCTAGTCGTGCAATTTACGCCACGCAATTGGAGCTATTTTAAGGAGCAGGTATGGAACAATATATTACCAATATCGAGAAATACATAAAAAGCCACATGGGTAGCGACCTCACTGTATCTTGTAGAGTTCTGGTTTTTGGAGGCTTTGAATATTGGGCTAGATTTGAAGAACCCGATGAGGACAATGAGGACTATAAACATTTTGTCCAAGCTAGAGGTAAAAGTCTAGAAGAGGTTGCTAGAAAAATAGCAGCATACATAGACAGTGGAAAGGCTTATGACGACGGAAGGCTTGTATAAGAATGGGTATGAAACATTATAAACTTCTGAAAGACACGCCTACAATCAAAGCTGGCACTATTTTTGAAGAGGTTACAAGCGATTTTGACGAGTTGAAAGAACTAGTTAGAGTTACTCCGATTGGAGCAAAAACCTGCCCTCAATTCACAATTCAAGATATAGATAATTTTGACGAGTGGTTCGAGAAGGTGGAAGATAGTATTCACTATGAACCTGAAGATGGTGATGAATATTTCTACATTAGTGATTACGGACATGTATATTCAGATATTTGGAGGGGTAATTATACAGACAATGAGCGTCTAGCGTTAGGCTTTATCTATCCTACTGAAGAAGAATGTGAAAAAGCCCGTGAACGTAAACTAGCCAAAGTCAGACTACAGCGAACCTCGACCTTTAAGCCAGACTTTGAAAATGGAAATGGTGGGTGGTTTGTCGGCTATAAGCACCTAAGCAACAGATTAAAGTGCTATGAATCTCCATGGCAAGATTGTGGTCAATTCGTACGCTACGAAACCAAAGAAGAAGCTGAAAAATCTATCGAAGAAAACAGAGAAGATTGGTTAACATATTTTGGAGTAAAGGAGTAAAGTATGGCCGGCAATACGATTGGTGGTAAGAAAGCCGCCGCAAAAAATCTAGCAAGCAATCCAAACTTTTATGCAGAAATTGGACGAAAGGGTGGCTCTGCTACATTTGCAAGCCACGGAAGTTGTAAAGGATTTGCACAAGATATTGAATGCGATTGCGACTTAATTGACGGTCCTCACTTCGTGAAGAAGTGTGCAGGTAAAAAAGGTGGTCGTATAAGCAAACGTAAGTAAACGGGTACAAATTGTACCCAGTAGAACATTAACAATTCAACCGTAGAACTGGACAGATGACTATTTTGCCCACCCAAGTCGTCTGTTCAACTGGCAACATCAAACCTTAAAGTAATTAACTCACTTAATGATATACAAATTGGTGTTGTCAACTGGCTATATAAGTGGCTCGAAAGCCTGAAACTAAGCCTTGCGTTGCAGCTCGCGAAGTTCCGTAATTAGAGCTAGAAAAGTAACTGCTGACATTGCAACTTGAGCAGTGAAGATGTGACTTTACGATTATAAACCTCTCGAATTCGACGGGTTTAGAAACTCGGCAAATCATCAGCTTATATAGCCAACCAGTTCTGCGGTTGAACAAAATGGTAAGACAAGGAGATTGATATGTCTAAAATAAGGAATTTTTTGAAACATATTCTAATAACGTTAATGATCGTAGTTCCTATTTACTGTATATTGTCAGTCCGTTTGCAAACTTCTGAAACTATAGCTTCTGGAATTGTTTATAACAACCAAAACAATAGCATATTCACTGGCAACACGTATTTCAGAATCCGTGCGTCAGAAAATACTATAGTAACAGGAGAAAATATCAGTAGATTCTGTCTGCCGCCAAATTCGCCATACACTAAATTGGTGAATGAAGCCGCCAAAGACAAGAATATCAAGGTGGTTGTTACAAGCAGCAAGGTGTTTACGATGGTCCTGTCTCCTTGGCATTGTGTTGATAACGTTAAGGTCGAGAGGTTGAATTAAACTAAACTACTAATTTTGGCGCATAGAGAAAGGAAATCAATGAAACAAATCACAGTCATAGACGCTAGCAGCGATATCAAAAACAAACTCCCAAAAGAATATAGAAACATGAAAGTGAGGTTCTTTCAGTACAGTCTAGATGCGTTTTATTATAAAAGTGACGACATATCTATTCTCGCCGACTCGATACGAAAATCAATCGAAAAACAAAATAGGCTACTTGAAGAAATCTTACAGAAAGGCTCGCTAGAAAGTGTACTTAGGGATGTAAGCCCAATCCGGCTTAGTGCCACGTCTTTATGGATGGACCCGTATAATTACGATAAAACGAAGAGATTCGTGAATGGCAATATCAGCGAACGTATTGTAGAAGTTGCGAGACTGTATGGAGAAATTAAATATTTTACTGAGGTAATTCCAAAGTGGTACGAAACCTTCAAACGTATTAAGCAGGAGGCTCCGAACGGTGTTGTGCACAAAGATATAGACAATTTCATCAAAAGATATGAGGAGGAACATGAAAATCTATAACGTAGAACGCAAGGAAGCGTATGATCCAGACACGGAACCTAGCAAGATAGATAACGATGACTTGCAATATCTAGACGAAAAAGACTATGAGTATATTATCTGTAGTTATGCTCAGGATATGTGGTCGGGCGAAGGCGCGGCAGTCCTTAAAGACAGAAATGGTAAGTTCATGTTTATAGAATTAGGTCATTGCAGTTGTTATGGTCCGCTAGAAGAGCGTAATCCGAAATGCATCTATTCACTAGAAGAAATAGTTAAGTTGTTAGATAAGCATTGCAAGGATACTTATGGTGGATATGCCAAAGCTGTTGCTGAAAAACTTAAGGAATTGGAGGGATGAATAATGATGAAAGATAAGTCATCTATAGAAATAGAAACTAGCTGCGCACCCGCACCTCGTCCGTATATTGTAGATATTACTAGTATGCCATATAGAACTCGCGATAAGAAAAATATGACATACTACATCATAAAATATTCAGACGGTAGCATTCACAGTTTTAAGAAAGAAGAAGGTGAGACTGATAGGGCTAGTCGTCTTAAGGTTAAGGCTATTACTAGAAAATTTAAGGAGTTAGTAGAGAAAAGGGAAGGTATTCAAAATGAAAGATGAAGATAAAGACCGTGCGAGATGTACAAAATTATATTGTGCGATAATAGATGTCCTAGGGTCTTCTGGGTGCAAAAACCCAACCGAAGAAGCACTTTCAATTGTGAATTGGGTTAATCAAGAGATTCTGAAAGATAGGAGCAAAACACTGTTATGGGTGGCGGAGCTTATTAAAACAGAACACAGCAAGCCTGACGACCTCCCGTTTATTCGTATTATCAGTCAAATAGCAAAAGAAATGATTAGCAATGAGCTCGATATTTTACGCGGCGAGGTTTCTGAGCTCAAAGAGGAGATTATCGATGAAGGAAAATGTTGAAAGAGTAATAGACAGTCTTCTTGATGATTATCTGAAAGAGTTTGAAACAGAAAATCCAATTGATGAATCTTTTCTGGAACTTTACAACGACCACAAACCCATCTATGTAAAAGCCCTTGCTGAATCTTTTGATGAGAATGCAGAGAGATTTCTACAGTACTTATACGAGAACCAGGACGGCATATTAGAATACAGAGAACGTATGAAAAAGATTACGCACAAAATAAGAATTAAATAAGAAAGAGTTTGCTGAACAATCTGTTATAATTAAATTACGAGCTAAGCTGCTTGATTGTCGGGTCGGGCAGCTTTTTTATTTGTAAAGATTTTTGACATTTCACTTGTCTACCTCTATTTATGTTATAATATAAGTACAGTATGTGAGTTGAAAGAACGCAACTCTGAATTAAAACGTTCTTGTGTATTTTTAAAATGAGGTGGATATGGATAAAAAGCTAAGAAGACTGAATCCAAGACAAGAAAAGTTTTGTCGACTCTACGCCAGTGACAGAGAGTTTTTTGGTAATGGTGTTCAAAGTTATATAGAAGCTTATGAGCCTGATCAGTCAAAACCTAATTGGTATAATGCCGCACGGACAAGGGCTTCTGAACTCTTGACAAAACGTAACATTCTTAAGAGGATAGACGAGCTGTTCGAAGCTGGTGGATTGAACGACCAATTTGTTGACAAACAAATGGAGAAACTTATCACGCAGGACGCTGATTTCAAAGCTAAGATGTCAGCAATTAAAGAATATAACAAGCTCAAACAGCGAATAACCGAAAAGAAGGAAGTCCATGTCAAACTTCCTAAGCCAATCCTTGGTGATTTGGTGGAGGGCGAACAATAGTATGTTCGTCTTGACCAGTTCAACAAAAAAGCTGGCTAAGATGACAAAACGTATCCGTGGCGTATGTGGTGGAACATCAGCCGGTAAAACTATCTCTATTCTTCAAATACTCATCAGTAAAGCTCAGAAAGACAAGCGACCGACTTTAACAAGTGTTGTGTCTGAATCATTTCCACACCTTAAAAGAGGTGCTATGCGTGATTTTAAGAATATTATGCAGGAACACGGCTACTGGAAAGAATCAGCCTGGAACGCCACAGACTCTATTTATACATTCGAAACAGGCTCAAAGATAGAGTTTTTTAGTGCCGATCAGCCAAGCAAGGTGCGTGGTCCACGCCGTGATAGATTATTCATAAATGAGTGTAACAACGTAGCTTATGAATCGTTTGACCAATTAGCAGTGCGTACTAGATTAGAGATTTGGCTAGACTGGAACCCAACGAACGAGTTTTGGTTCTATGACTTATTAAATACACGTGATGATGTCGAGATGATCACAGTTACTTATAAAGATAATGAAGGTCTGCCTGAAACAATCGTAAAAGACATCGAGGCTCACAAATCAAACAAAAACTGGTGGACTGTTTACGGATTAGGTCAATTAGGTGAGGTCGAAGGCAGAATATACAAAGGTTGGAAGATTATAGATGAAATACCTCACGAAGCCCGACTAGAGGGTTATGGATTGGATTTTGGATATTCAAACGACCCTACAGCAGTAGTCGCAGTCTACTATTACAACGGCGGTTATATCTTAGATGAAATACTTTACAGAAAAGGTATGAGTAATCAACAAATCGCCTCATTTATGAATAACTTAGATTTTGGTGTGATTGTAGCAGATTCAGCAGAGCCGAAGTCTATCGATGAACTGCAGATGTACGGATTGTCTGTTGTTGCAGCGAAAAAAGGCAGCGGATCTATTTTGCAGGGGATTGGCTATGTGCAAGAGCAGAGCATCTCAATGACCAAACGAAGTGTCAATTTGATTAAGGAATATAGAAATTATTTATGGCAGACTGATAAAAACGGAAAAACTATCAATATACCAGAGGGTGGATTCGATCACGCACTAGACGCTGTGAGGTATAAGCTATCAAGCATATTAAAGCCTAAGTATGAAATAAGACCGACCGTTCAATCTTCAGGGGAGTTATCTGCATTATGGAGCTAAGATTCGGTGAGGTAAGAAATAAATACACTATGGAGGGTGTGGAAGTGGAAGAAGTTCGAAAAATAAGAGATTATATGACGGCTCAGAGTATTAGATCGTTTACAATCTCATCGAAAGTATCGACCTTTACAGAAGTCAGACAAGAGTTTGAGGATTTAATAAAACAGGCAGAAGACGGTGAGTGTTTGGATATATCTTTAAGCGTGAGAATAGACAAAAAGACAGGTCTACCTCAGCTAGTAAAAAAGACTATTTTAGATAAAAACTCACGGCTATAGACGTTTTTATTCAAATGTGATATTATAGACGTGTAACAAGCTACTGGGAAATGCCCAGCGTGATGATTACGTAACAGTAATTTTTACGTTGGGGGAAACCAGTGGCTTTTTCTTTTATAGACGAATCTAACATCGGCGACGCGTACGATGAAAGTTTGCAAAAGTACCAGGCAGTTTTATCTGGTATTGATGAGCTTGAGCGTATTGCTCTAAATAAACCTAAGTCAAATATCCCAGATGGCTTACCTAATGTTACAGACGGAACTACAGCTAGTTATGTTCAATCTCGACCTAAGAGCGTTATTCAGCAATTGCCGACTGGGCTAGTTACCAGTTTAGACAAAGATAAAGACCTAGCAGATATCGCTAATTTAGTCTTGACTGAAGAAATCTTACCAAACGCGAACACTACAGGAAGTGTTATCCAGAAATCCTGGGGAGCTTTAAGCAAAGCTATGACATACGGTTCTCAGCCAGCTTACTGCTTCTATACACAACACGGAAATTATTTTGGCGCAGACTTCAAACTGCCTTACATCAAAGACGTTATTTTAGAATCTGGAAAAGTCTACGACAAAGATTGTAACGTTATTTTCTTACGGGCTTGGTATCAGCCAAGTGATATTAAATATCTAATTTATCGCGAAAAAGAATTAGCCAAAGACGGCATAAAGAGCGGTTGGCGACTAGATAAACTCACTCAGCTAGAAGCGAAAGAGAAAACAGACGAAAGCAAAACACCAGCCGAGCGAGAGAAGAGTCTTGAGACTGGCGGTATACAGATTATATTTGCATTTCAACAGGGCGTAGGGGCTACTTTTTACGGATATAGCCCAGACAATAACGAAGTAGTCTACTCAACTGTGAATCCAGACCCGAGAGGCATTATTCCAATCCACTTTATATACCACGATATGGATATGTCCAATCCAATCGGTCGTGGCGCAGTCGAACTTGTAGCAGGGCTTCAGAATATGCTCGATTCAGAAATGCAAATGTACCAATACGCTCAAGCCCTGGGTCTTAACCCACCACTAATTAAACGAGGCTCATTTGATACTTCAACTATACGATTCAAAGTAAACGCTATTTGGGACTTAGGCGCAGACCAGAACGCAAGTATCTCACCTGCGAATATCTCAACTAATGCAACAAACAACTTCTCAAACAACTACGGTTTAATTAAGAGCCAAATATTAAACTTGAACAACTCAAACGACACAAGCGTTTCTGCTGAGGTCGGAAATCCTGGGTTCTCAAAGACAGACAGCGGAGTAAAAGCACAACAGGAGCGTGTTGGCGTTAGTGATAATCATCTTCGCAAGCAATTCGAGGGTTGGTTTGGTGATGTCTGTGAAACTATGCTTAATATTCATTTTGCTTTGTCTGAAGGTGAACAGGAAGTTGACCTCACTCAAGAATATATCAAACGCCGAAAACTTGAAGACTCTGAGTTTGACGCAAGTACAGCCGTCGTTGATTACAACAAGAAACTAAAAGGATTCAAATTCAAAGTTGATGCTTCTACCTCAAAACTTAAAGACGACGAGCAATCTATGGAGAACCTAAAGGGAATACTAGAGCTAGCTCAGTCTGACCCTGAATTAGGTCAGATTATCCGCAAAGACCAATTATTGAAGCGAATGATCAACAAATCAGGTGTTGACGACCCTGAAGAGTTGGTTATTGACCTAGACCAAAACAATAACGGCATAGCCGACAGTGAGGAGCAGTATGAATAACGATTTAATCCCAAACAGCGGGTTTTCTTTGGATATCCCAGAAGAACGGAAAACTAAAGAGAGTAAGGAGAGGATTGCAGCCAAAGAAGAGATTAACCTGCTAAAAACTTTGCTCAATGGAATTGATGAAAAGATCCAACTAGCCCAAAACATCAATCAATTAACAATGAATCCTGAAACTTCTGAGAAATCCCTAAAAGTACAGATATTAGCTGCTAGGTGGCGCGTGAATGACCTTATAGAACTTAAGTCGTGGATAAAAGCCCAGACAGACAAGGTAAAAGAAAATGACTGAGGACGTTAGAGAAAAGCTAGAACAGCCCTTAGATACCGAATCACTATTGGCTAGTCACGAATTCAGACAGGAGGGCAGGGTTTTGATTTGTGTAGACGATCCAAGCTTAACAGCAGTTTTACCGTTAGGCGTTTATTTGGTTGGAGAGAAAGGAGCGTATCGACTAGAGAAGTTATTCTAGGCGGGTTGTTACCTGTAGAGATAAGACCTTAGTAGTATCTCCGCAGGTAAGAGTTCGCCTCCTGAGCTCTCATCTGCGCACCGATGTAAAAGGTCGTAAATAACTAAATAAAGGAGTAAAAACCGTGGACAGTACCACTACAGACGTAAATACAAGCCAGAGTGCGGCAGATGTGTCGTCAACATCACAAAACTCAACCGACAACACTGATGAAAAATCGCTGACAGACGGCTTCTGGGGTGATGATTCAGACAAACAGTCGGAGGGTGAGTCCAAAATAGACGAAACCCAAGAAAAACAGCCTGAAGAGAAATCAGAGGGCGAAGAAAAGCCGGAATATTCAAAAGCAGAGGAGCGTAAAGCTCAACTGAATGACGATATTCGAGGGTTGGTGTCCCGTCGGGAAGAACTAAAACGAGAAGTAGCTGAATACGAAGGTATTAAACAATTACAAAGCTCAATTAGTGAAAGCCGAATAACACCAGAACAACTAGAAGCTGCAGGGTTAGACCCACAAGACGCCGCTATTCAAGCCCTTCTATATAATCAGGAGCTTGACCAACAGCAGGCAAAAGTAAACGAAATATCGGCAGATATTGCTGACCTTCAGTACAATATGGCGCTTGATAGAGTAGAGCTACTTAAAGACTATCCTGTATTCGATGAAACATCACCTGAATACAATGCAGACTTCACGAAAAAAGCAGCTGACATGTACGTAAGTGCTGCAAATCTGCAACTTAACGAAGAGGGCGCGCCAATCTCGGCAGATAAAAAGCTCTATGAGTTTATGACAGACTTGCACGGCATTTACGAAGAAGGTCTGAAAGCTGGCGGTAAGAAGATATCTAGAGCAAAGCAATCTGCGGCAGTAATGAATGCTGGCGGAGCGGCTGCATCAGGAGAAGTAGACGAAAAGCAATTTGTAAATGGATTCTTCGATTAAATCCTTCAATCTAAAAAACTAACTATAGGAGAAAAATAAAATGGCTATTAATTTGCCACAGGCATACTCAAAAATCCTCGATAAAGGATATACACTTAAATCATTAACAGCACCTGCCTTTAAGGGCAAGTATGAAGTTGTTGGTGGTACTACTAAATCATTTAAGGTATACAGCACAGACGCAGCTTCTCTGTATGACTATTCTACAAATAAGAATGCTAGCGGTCAGGGCGTTGGTTCATTCGGCTACAAGTACTCAGCAGCTGGCAATAAAGAACAAGTTATTACAGCTTCTCAGGACAAAGCCTTCTCACAGCAAATCGATAAGGCTGACGCTAAGTTCTCACGCGATGGCTCACTCGATACCAAAGAAGTCATGCGTGCAACTCTAGAAGAGTCTATTTACCCAACAATGGATAAATACAACATTGACGCATTGGCAAAAGCAGCTGAGACTACAGCAGTTAAGACTTTGACCATTACTAAGGCAAATGCTTATGAAACATTTATGACTATGACTACTGCTCAGACAAACGCTAGAGTACCTCACAAGGGTCGTGTTGCGTTCGTAGCTGCAAGTGCATACTCACTATTGAAGCAGGACGATAACTTCACCCCAGCTAGCGAAATGACTGCCAAGAGCCGTCGTGATGGTAACTACGGTGAGATTGATGGTTGTATGATTATCGAAGTTCCAGATGACTACATGCCAACCAAGACGACTATCGTTTTGACTCACGAAGACGCAGCAGCAGCTCCAAAATACTTGTCTGAATACAAGCAGGGTGAATTTGGTCCAGAAGCTAGCGGTTACTATGTAGCTGGTCGCGTTGTGTACGAAGCATTCGTATTCAACAAGAAAAAGGGTGCTATTCAAGTTCTGAAGAATGCCTAGCAATTCGGGGCGGGGAAACTCGCCCCTTCTCCGCGTTTTGCCTCTCCGCGATAAATGAGAGGTCGAAGATTAACAATTTGGAGAGAGACTTAGTAGAGTGTGTTATGGATCGCTCTATGGTGCTATAATGATGGCAAATCATTTAATCTTGTGGGAGAAGATAGATGAAACAGTGGATCAAAAACATAGATTGGGCGGAAATTGGCGGATATTTAATATTACCAGCATTTTGGATAGGTATATTTAGTCTTGTATACTGGCAACAGATATACGACTACTTCGCACCAGTTTACTACAAGCCTTGCACGGTAGAAACTATAAATTACGACACTGTCAACATAGACAAGGGTAAATCTCAGTACGAAACAAGTCGTATAGAAACTGTAGGTCAGGTTGGTTCAAAACAAGTCTGTAAAGCCTCAAAGTCTGGATATCCTAACAAAGAAACCGTCGTAAAACAGCCAGTCAATCAGGTTGTCAGATATACGCCGACTTCTAAAGCTGCATATGATTGTATATACAATGATAACTGTAAAGAAGCCATGGACGAGGGGGAACCAGACTATAACGATGAATACGCGGAGTATATGGAATCTCAACAAGGAAGAGGTGGTGCAATCTGTCGGGATGGTACGCGGTCATATTCAACTGGAAGGGGAACTTGTTCGCATCACGGCGGTGTGAGTCAGTGGTTATATTAAACTACATCTTGACAAATTATCTCTGTTATGCTAACGTGTAAGCATGAAAAAGGTTATAGTCATCACAGTTGTTTTAGCACTTATAGTAGGTGCTGGTGTATGGTGGAAGGCTAGAGAAGACTACCTAACTGCTAAGGCGACCGAAGGACAAGCCTACAATAAAGGACTCACTAAATACGAAATGGGTCCTGCTGATCCTCAAGAAATCCTAGAACTAGTAAATCAAGAGCGTGCAAGGATTGGTGTAGCACCCTTAGTGATGGACGAAAACATACAGAAATCAGCTCAGCTTAAAGCAAACGATATGGAAGCTAAAGGTTATAGACAGCACAATATACCCGAACTAGGCAATATGTACACACAAGAGATGCGTCATCTCATATACCAGCAGGCTAAATGTACGCATAGTGGTGAGAACCTAACATGGGGCAAAGACGGAGACAACGAAAGCACGAGCCAAGCGTCCTTTACTGCTTGGATGAACTCAGAACCTCATCGTAAAGCCATACAGAACCCTAAGTATACAAAAACAGGCATTGGCGTAAAGAACGGTGTCGTAGTTCAGCACTTCTGTCAACCTTAAATAACATCTTCTACTAAGTCTCTCTCCTTATAACAAAATAAGGAGATTTTTTTATGCAAGGAAATGAATCACTCCGTCAATACCTTCAGTACCATGCTAACAATCACCCGTCAGCTGCTAAACGTGCAGAGGCACAAGCCCTACTAAACAAGGTAGGTGACGATGGTAAATTGGACGGGAACTTCTTAATGGGTCAGCGCGGTGGGTTCTTAGGAATGGGGACTCGTGAGCAAACATCAAACGGCTATACTGCATCAGCCCTTAATCGAAATATTCTTCCATGGTGGGTTAGCTCGTATAACAGTTGGAAAGGTGGTCAAGCAAGCAATCACCAAGAAGACTCTGGCGACGGTGGCGGTGGTTACTACGGCGGCGGCGGAGGCTTCAACCCATTCGCTGCTCAAGAAGCTAGAAACAAGGCAGATGCTATCGCTAAATACGATGACGAGATTAACCAAGCAAACTCAGCTATTAACCGTCTAGGTGGACAGGAAGCCGTTGGTATTGCTAATGCTGGAAAAGCTAAAGACCGTGCATGGCAAGAAAACGAAAACAGCTTTAATGAGTCAACTGGTCGTTACAACATGAACACCAAAGACGCTATCGACAACATCAAAAAGACCCGAGACCAAATTGAAAGCGATACAGCAACTAAGGTTCGCTCAGCTAAGGGTATTTTGGCGTCAGGTGGAGCAGGAGATAGCTCATTTGCAAACGTCTTAGCACCTTATGAGATAGCTAAAGCCGCTTCAAAACAGCAAGGTGAGGCTCAGGACGCATACGCTAAGAACCGCCGAGACATGGACATCAATTACTTCGCAGTGAAGAATGCTTACGACAAGAACAAGAACGACATTCAGAGCGAGTATGACAACCGTGTGAACAGTGTGAAGCAAAAAGTAGCACAATCCCGTGCTGAACTGTTAGATCGCATTAGAAGCGCTAACGTAGGCAAACAGACGGCAAATGGCTCAAGTATGGCAGCTGCTATTGCAAGCCAGCAAGGTACACGCGACCAAATCAACCGTTTGGGCACAGAAGTTGACGAATTAGGACGTGATCGCAGTATTCCTATCCAAAAAGTGGACTGGAAAGCACCAGACCTTGCGACATACGACCCTAAGGACGTTACAGTCAAGGATAATTCAGAGATTGGTGGTGTAAATGATGAGATTTCACCAAACTTGCGCCCAATCTTAAGCGATGAAGAGAAAAAGAAAAAGCAAGAATTAATGTAGGGAGTATTAGGAGATGGATTTTTTTCAAAGAGTAGGTAACTTTTTCAGCGGTAAAGGCTGGGTTAGTGATGAGGAAAAACGACGTAAAGAACAACAAGTTCAAGCGCAACCTCAGAATAAGCCAGCAGTTACTTTTAAGCAGGATCCTGTCTTAAACAACTTAAACAAGGCGCCTAGTTTTGGTAGTCCATCTCCTACTCAAGGACTTTTTCAACAAAAACAAGAAACTCCTAAAACAGATACAGTACCTAAAGTAAATACAGTTCCAACGGCAAATCAATTCACTAAGCCTGTTGTTCCTGAGATTAAGCCAGAAATCCCTCAGAAGACCATAAATGATGCCCCTAAGGTATTAACCCCTCAAGGACAACAAGATTGGGTAAACAAAGAAAACAAGCAAATCCAAACTCAAAACTTAGTAAACAAACCTATAATTACACCTAAAAAACCTACATATTTTGATTACTTGAATCCATTTGGTGAGCATGGTCTATTCGGTGCAAAACAACAGCAAAACTTCAAACAGACAGTAGAAAAACCTATCACAGATAACATTAACAAGTTTAACAACTGGATTGATTCTTCAGACAAAGAAAAAGGATTCCAATGGAGCGATCCAGGAGATTATTTACGATTCGCGGCTAAAATACCTGGCGGTATGGTTCAAGGTCTAGCAGAAACTCCAAACAAAGTAGCAAACGCGGTTACAGGTATAGAGGCGGATGAGAATGGCAAAGTAAAAGAATTAAACGGTGTCCAGAGATTCGGTAAAGGGCTGGATGCAGGTATTTCAGTAGGTGGATTAGGATTTGGCGGTTCAGGTACACTTCTACGCAGCCTTGCTGGTCTAGGCAAAGCAGGGACAAAACAAGCCGTCAAACAAGGTATAGGACGTACTGTATTAAATGGTACAAAAAACCTAGTTAAGGACTCACTTAAAGAAGGTGCGGAAGAAGTTACACAGACGTTTGCACAAGACCTAGCGGACGACGGTAATATAAACACCGATAAAAATACTTACTTCCAATCTGGGGCGTTTGGCGCTCTCGGAGGTGGTATGATGCACGGTGCTGGTCGTGCTGTAAATGGTGTAAAGGGAATGGTAGGAAATAGGATTAATCCCTATGGAGAGAATGGTGTTGGGATTAACAGACTATCTCCAAGCCAAATGAAATACAACGCCGCTGAAGTTGTGGGCGGCATAACTGGGGATACGAGAAAACGTCTCAGTCAAGCAGCTTTTGGTGATTTACAGAAGGCGCGAACTGGCAATCCGTACCGAACAAGCGATGGGATGGACGTGGAGTTGAGTCGCAACGGTAATAGAAAAATGACTGCAACGTCTCAAAAAACACCTAGCGAGATGTTTAATGTTCAGCAGAGGCTTGCTCCTAAAATCCAGGAAGCAATAGAAAAGTCAAAACAAATAGACAGTAATATAGATACTAAAGAGCATGGTTTTGCTAATGATGGATTCTCATACAATGAAGTACCTGTGCGATACAGAGGCAAGGATTACGTTACTACCTTTGACATAGGTAGTAATAACAACAAAAACCTCTTATATAACGCTACAACAAGAAAATCCCCCATGGAGCCAGCAGGGACGAACCCGTCAACTGAGTTACACCATCTAGGGGATTCTCATGTAGATAGTGTAGCACAAGAAGCCCAAAATGTCAATGAAGACGTTAAATACAAGCTCAATCCAGAGCATGAAGCGCAAGTCAGAGCATATAACGAACATATAACACGTCTACGCCAACGTGAAGAATACTTACGTGGTCAAGGAATGAGTGAAAATGCTCCAGCCATGATTAACCTACGTAAAGCTCAAGAGCAGGCTATATACGCTAGAGATCATATCGGTGAGGTAGATGAGAACGGATTGAAGTATAAATTAAGCCCAGAACAAGAAACGTTCTTTAAGGACTCTAAGATCCGAGACGAAAATGGCAATCTTAAGACTGTATACCACGGTACAAATAGTGAGTTCGACCAATTTAGTCCATTAGCCGGTTCATCAAGTAGCACACGAAATAGGTGGGGCGAGGGTAACTATTTAGCATATGACAAAGATATGGCTAACGGCTACGGAGTCAATCTAAAAGAAATGTATGCGAACATCACCTCCCCAATAACTAATAACCAAAAAACTGTCTCATTTGATCAGTATGATGCCCTACATCGACGGGTAAATAACGGCGAGCCAGCATATCGTGAAGATTATGATATGTACGATAACGATATGGATTTGCTGTGGGATATTACTGACAACGGGCAATGGAAAAAATATGCTCAAGACATCAAAGACACCACTGGCAAAGATGGTGTGATTATGGATGATATGGCGATCACCTTTAGCCCAAATCAAACCAAATACACCAACAATCTCAACCCAACAGACAGCCCAGATATGAGATATAAGTTAGGTGCCAAAATGCAGGAGCTAGCTAGCCAAAATAAGCTTCTAGCACGCCACCTACAACTAACAGGCGATGAGAACCTTGTATTCAACGAGTGGCAAAATGAAATGCAGAAGAAGGCATTAGGCTACTATGATCCAAAGACTGACCAAATCAACCTAAACAAGCTTACAGAAGACACTCTAAACCACGAATTAGGACATAAATTACTTACCCGAGTAGAGAACAAACAAGACTTATTAAACTCTATCCGTGAGTCTTATGGAGATGACTATTTAATAAACAAATACGGCAGTCAATATGGAAATGACCTAAACCTACTAGCAGAAGAACAACTAGCCGACGGATTCAGTGATTACTACAACGGAAGATTAAATGGTGAAGATAAAGTACGTCTAGGTACTAGATTAGGTATTCCTCAAAAAGTCTTAGCAATATATGACCGAATTACTGAAGCTGTTATGGGACTTGTCGGTAAACAAGACGCTATTAAACAATTCTACGCTCAAATGGAGACGGGGAAGTTCAGGAATGAAGTGTTCGGAAATACCGAACAGTTGCCAGCTTATAAGAAGAGCGATTCGTCCGCAGATGTTGATAGTTACGTAAACGATCTAGTGAAGGAGCAAAAACTAGCCCGCAAGGGCGAGCAACCTACCCTTAGAGAGCGTTGGCAAGACTTCAAAGAGGATATGCGTGAGAAATTCGTGGATAGATTCGCACCAATCGAAGACAGGATTAAAAATAAGTCTGAACAATTAGAAATGCGAAACGCCCTCGACAGGACTTTACGTGCAGATGGTATATCAGAAGCGTTTATACGAGATAATAATTTCGATAAGTTGATTACTGGATTTAAGAATAAAAAAGAATTACAGACATTTGACCAAGCCCTAACTGCTAAGCACGCCCTAGAATTAGAAGCTAACGGAATAGAAACAGGACGAAACCTAGCAAAAGATAAAGCCCTTGTAAAAGCTACAAGTAAACGATTTGCTAAAGAGTTTAAGCAGGTTAGAGAGTATTCAGACAAAGTCCTACAACAAACAGTAGATTATGGACTTATCAGCCAAGATACCGCTAACTACTTAAGGAAAAAATATCCAGACTATGTACCATTTGACCGTATATTCTCTGACAAAGAATTAGCCACCCAGATGAAGCACGGAGTAGGAGTTGGAGAGGCTAGTTTAAGTAAGCAGGATATTGTCCAGCGTATTAAAGGCTCATCTCGATCAATCGACAGTCCATTAAATGCGTTAATTACGAAAACCCAGGATATGATTCAGCAGGGTGAACGCAACAAAACAGCCGAACTTCTGGCAAGTTATGCTAAAGACCCTAAGAATCCATTCCAACTACGAGAATTAAAGCCTGATGAAAGTGCAGATGGACGACCAACTATCAGCTACTTAGATAATGGTAAAAAGCGTACATTTTTAGCTGCACCTGAAGTAGCTAGAGCTGCTAAAAATATGAACCGTGAACAAATGGGGATTATATTAAGAGCCCTTGCAACTCCTGCCCGTTTGTTGAGAATGGGAGCAACTACAGTCAACGCTGGATTTACTATGGCAAACGTCGTGAAGGACTTTGTAGGTGCTACTGTTAACTCAAAGGGTGGAATTAATTCAATGAACCCTAAATCTATTGTGAGTGCCTTAGGCGCAGCATTCCACCATAACGGCGATCTGTATGCAGAAATGCAACGTGAAGGAGTTTTGGGAAACATCTATGAATTGACCCGTAATGCTTCTGACCTAAACCTTAATGAAATACGCAGTCATAAAAACATACTCACCCGTTCAATACATAATGCTAAAAGCCCTCTTAAAACCCTAGAGAATACTATCGGACGCAGTGAAGACTTTGGACGAGCCTTACAGTATGTTGCAAACAAAAAATATGCTAAACGAAAAGGTATGAGTGAGTCTGAGGCTATAAAATTCGCAGCCGACCAAGCAAGATGGAACTCTACAAACTTCTTAAGAAGTGGAACATACGGTAAAGCAATCAATGCAATTGTGCCTTACTCAAACGCAAATATTCAAGGTCAGCGTATCACCTTACGCCGAATGAAGGAAAATCCAGCAAGGTATACAGGTAAGATCGCACTTGGAATAGTAGCCCCAACTGTAGCCGCTATGGCTCTATCGTATAGTAATGACGAGAATAAGAAGATAATGGAAAACTTACCTGATTATGTCAAGGAAAATAACGTAGTAGTTATCGGTCCAGGGGCTAAATATAATAAAGAGCAGAATAAATGGGAGGGTGTTTACCTAGTGCCAGTACCGCCTCAATTCTCACCACTTCATAGACAACTTCACAATATGGTGAGAAGTGCTATGACGGGACAACAATTTGATACAGGTAAAGCCGTCGGGGACGCCGTAGAACAAGTAACGACCGTAAACCCAATGGAGATAAGACGTACAGGCGCTCAGTATGTACCACAAGCCGTAAAGCCATTTGTGGAAACCTGGGCAAACAAAAACCTATATACAGGGCAAGAAGTCGTACCTGAGGGTATGAAGAATCTTGACGGAAAAGACCAGTGGGATAGTAGCACAAGCCTTACGGCTCGAAAGGTTGGTGAACTTACAGGTCTTAGCCCTAAGCAAATAGACAACGCATTTAGAACGTCTACAGCAGGCGGTGGACAAAACCTACTTCACGGTATGGATTTCGCCATAGCGAAGGCTACAGGGGCTTCTGATGACGAAATAAAGGGTAGAAGTATGCTAGATTCAGTCGTTGGACGATTCTACGCACCAAAAGGAACAAGCCAAAGCTCATACTTCTATCAATCATTAGAAAAAGCCGCTAAAGACAACAAGTTGTCTGGTAGTGATTTAGAACTTTACCAAGCATTGACCTCTAGGAAATATAACGGAGACGGTAACGTAGAAGGCAAAACAGAGGGCGACGTCTTAATGAACAACCGAATTCTGGCAAATAAGCCAAACATAGTTAAAGCCCTAAGTGAGGCGGCTAAGTGGCGCTCAGAACAAACAGGCGAAGAGCTAGACCCTCTATACAAACTCCCAGTAGACAAACAACAGTACTTCTATCACTTACAAGGTTCACCAAAGAATGGTGCCGAGCAGAGGAAACTAAAGCAAGACGCACCTTGGCTAGAGGATTTCCAAAAAGAGCGAAGTGCATACTTTAAGCGTCAAGACTTCAAGTCTGGAAAGAGTAATCGAGTACCTTACCCAGAGGTGAGTGATGAACTCCAAGCTACTCTAAAAACATACCACGATATGCCAAACAGTCCTCAGAAATGGGCATTCCTGGACGCTCACCCTGAACTATCTGACCATTACAAGCAAATAGAGGACTACAACAACAAGGTGCGTGAAGCTCAAGGTTACGCTCCACTAAGAACCCGCCCACAACAAAGCCAGTATGTAAAAATGCAGATGGCTAATAAAAACTGGCGAGACCCTGCCGTTGCTAGATATTTACAGGATTTGAATGTTTACAACATCACTAACTCAGCTTCTCTGGCAGAAATGCAGGGCGAAGAACTATCTCCTAAAGCTCTAAAGGCTATACAGAGTGTAGGTAAGTATGGATTGGTCAAAAACCCAGACGGAACATTCGCCCTTAAGTACCCAGACGGTCAAGGTACTAACGAATCTCATATTCAAGCAGGCGCTGTAGATATGAGTAGTTTTGGCAGGAGAAGAGGCGGAAGAGGTGGCTCATCAAACGGTATTAGGACTTCTACAGACACCCTTAAACTGTCAAACGCTACAGCTCTAGGTATGAATGCCTTCAAAAAGAATAAGGGCGGGTTGCCACAATTCTCAGTTAAGGCTATCCAGAAGAGTGGTCTGTTAAAATCACGCAGACCGACAAGTAGGGTAGTTACATTTAGATAGTTTTGTGGTAAAATAAGGATAATTCTAATCCACCGAAGTGCTTGGCGATTGGATACATAAAATAATAAGTGGTTATTTGTGTATTCGCTCCCAGGCACTTTTTCATGAACAACCACAGAAAGGTGGACTTCATGAATCTATCGGAGGTAATTAATCTTGCCTATCAAACAGCAACAGGAAAAACAAAAACGCTCAGTCCCGGTAATTCAAAATACGAGCGTATGCTCAATATTGCCAACATGGCAAATATGCAATGGGAAAGCGAACCAGACGTTATATGGGGTTCATTGTGTGAAGATAGGGAAATAGGTGTAATTGACGATAGCACGTCATACAAGCTCCCAGAAGACGTTAGAACAGTAGATTTTCGTAAGTTTATAACACTGACTAAAGGGTCTAGTAGCTGGACGGTGCCTTTTATATCCCCACAACTATTTAAGAGCGGTTGCTATGGCGCTTTACAGCTAGGTTGGAAGTTAGATTTTAATGGATTAACTGAAGAAATGAAGGGTGCGAAAATCATTGCGCCAGTTATTCGTCGTACTAAAAAATTGGTAGAACCAGAAGACAAGGTAGAGATTGACGATCCGTACTGGCTGGTCTATATGATAGCTGCTGAATTTGTTAGAAATAGCCGCACAAAATCCAATCAATACGGTAATTTGGTTACCCTTGCTCAATCTTCTATGGAAGGAATGAAGAACCGCAATGGTTACAAATTCGATGAAGTAATTAGAGAGGACATCTGGCTATGATAAAGCCCCCTAAGAGCGCTCCTCAGCCAAATATTGATAGATTGAGTGTTAAGTCTTGGAACAAGGGCTATATCTCTGCTATGGACGCAGGGCGTATGCCTAATAGCGGTCTGTTGAAAATGACTAACGCTATGCTCAAACAAAATGGAACTGTTGCTCCACGCCCAGGCACTAGACAATACGGAGAGGATTTACCAGGTGAGATCTTAGGTTTTGATGAGTATGTTGAAGTCGTTGGCAACAAGCGAACAAACAAGCTTATAGCTATCGTAAAAGACGGAGAAAGGGCTCACGCGTATACAGCGCTAGACGGCAAGGGTTGGGTCAAGGTTGAAGGCGCAGACTACAACAACGAATCGTACCCTACATTTACTCAAGTCCGCGATAGGGTAGTGATTACAAATAGTAAAGATTATTTATCTTACTATGATATTCAAAAAAAGAAGAATGTACGCCCAGAAGCACTGCCTACAGTTACAGAGGTAAAAGCTGAAGCAGTAGGTATAGCGGGGACAAATGAAACTCTGTACTACTGTGTAACGGCTGTTAAAAATGGAGAAACAGCAAGAAGTGATGCCGCAAGTGTACGAGTAAATAAAAGTCGAACCGAATGGCGTGGAAAAAACGTAGACAAAACAAAAGGTCAGACTGAAGAATACATAAAGATTACCTGGAATAAAATCAAAGACGCTGAATATTATATTTTATACTGTGGTATTTCTCCGACGAGTTTGCGAATGATGGATATCGTCGGACATATAAAAGACAATACTCTAACACAATCCTATGAAGATATCGGGCAAAAAGTCTTAAACCCTAACGTTATCCCTCCAAATTCAAACAGCACGGCAGGCGTTAAGGCTGCACGATCAGTACTTGTAGCTAGCCGTCTATATCTTTTGGGCGACGAGGACGACCCTTGGAAGATTACCTTTGGTGGTGCTGACCCTGACACGATGTTGGATTTTTCAGCATTTGCTGGTGGCTACATAAGGATAAATGCAGGGTCAAAGGAAATACCTGTTGCTATGCGTCCATTTAGAAACGGTAAGGGCGATGCTGTGCCGATGATTCTATGCTCAGAAACCAACGGTAACGGAAGCTTGAAATATCTACAGTCATCAAGCATGCAATTAGACTCTACGAATATTCAGTGGATTAGCGTGATTGACGATAACGGACGAGATGGAACAGACGCGCCAGATTCAGTTGTAGTCTATAATAACGCCCTTATCTATATCTCTAAGACTGGATTTAAGACTACATTAACAAAGCCTCAGATGCAGAACGTCCTATCTACAGATAATTTGACAGACAATATACAGCCAGATGTCGAACGCCTAAACAGTAATTTTATTCATAAATCAATCGGGCTAGAGGTGAACGGTATGATTTATTTCGCAGTGCCAGTTGGTAGCGAAAAACTAAATCAATTATGGGTACTGGATATGAAACGTGGCGGTGTTTGGTGTATGCCTTGGGTGATAGGCGACATTAACGACTTAAAAGTTTATGGAAGTAGCGACGGAAAAACTAGAGTACTTTTGGCTATTGGGAATAAACTTATCGAGCTAACTGATGAAGTGAAAATGACCGACAGCGGGAAACCGTTTATTACTGATATAGGCTCAGGTGTCGTGAAGTTTTCTGAAGATGGTGCAATGTGGACAAGCCTAGTGGATATTACGTTTATTTTGCTCAAACCTACAGGAACCATTAATTTCTCAGTGTCTGGAAAAACCGAAGACGAACCACTTCAACCATTCTTAAACTTCAGCAAAAACTTTACCCCAAAGACCGTCCCAATTGGATGGAACACCCCCTCAGGCTGGAACAGCCCTCTAGGCTGGGGATTTGTACCTAAAAAATATAAGTCATCAAGTGGAGAGGTAAGGCTGTCAATCACTAAAGATATTGACGAAGATGTGAACTGGATTCAGTATTCAATTACAGCGAATGAAGCAGGAGCAGATTTTGAACTGTCTGACGTGATAATCCAACACATACCAATAGGGGTAATTTTTGAGGAGGATGAAGATGAATAAAAACAAAAAAGGAGGAGATATGGAACCAGACGTATCGGCAAAAGAATTTGGCGCATTGCAAGCCAAGGTAGAGTACATCAAGGATGGTGTTGATAAGCATACAGCAACACTAGAGCGAATTGAGAATATTGCTCGAGCAAACGTCGCCCAAGCTCAATTGAAAACATATATCACAGAGCACGAACAAGAATCAGAAAAGAAGTACGTAAAGCGTAGCGAAATTGAAGGCGTGATGAATTTTTGGAGCCTTGTAACAAGTAATCTGGCTAAATTATTCGCTGTAGCTCTTGTGGGGCTAGCAATTTACGCGACTAACAACTTAATTCAGCAGAACAAAGCAATTACAGAATTACAAGAAGAAGTTCAAACACAAGTGAGGAGGAAATAATATGATAGAAAAAGCACTAGCTTGGTTCTACGCACGTAAAGGACGAGTTTACTATTCGATGGAGAATCGGAATGGTCCAAATTCCTATGACTGCTCAAGCTCTGTATATCACGCACTAAAAGAAGCAGGCATTTTACCTGCTAGTTACTGGATTGGCAATACTGACACCTTGTTCGACGCCCTAGAGAAAAACGGCTGGGTGCGACTGCCTGAGGACGCTAACGGCGAAGCGGACACACAACGCGGAGATATTTTCATCTGGGGTATTCGTGGCAATTCTGGAGGCGCATTGGGTCATACAGGAATGTTTGTGGACGCAGATAACGTGATTAACTGTCGCTATCAGGCGGGTATTGTAATAGACAATCACGACTGGCTTTGGAGCGCGTCAGGTTGCCCGCCATATGCATTTTATCGATATGTTGGTAAACCTAAAGAAGCAAAGCGTGTAGCACTGCCTGAAGTGTATTACGCAGATGAAGTAGCAACTGTATTCGACTTACGACAGATTAGATGTAACCGACTAATTGATGAGTTCGATTGGGAGGACAACGGTGTACCTGTTTCTGTGGCTGTAAAGACAGATAAAGACGGCTATCTGCTGGACGGAGAGCTTAACACAGGCGATTACTTCCGAATCGTTGGAGGTACAGAAGTATTAGACGAAACTACCGAAAATAACAAACGCTACCTACAGTTGAAAATGGCAGATGACGGAATTTGGGTATTGGCGGAGCGAGTACGCGAATTAGCGAATGGCGATGCAGGCACGCCACGCCCGCAACCACGCCCTCAGCCACAACCAGCCCCAAAGACACCAGAGATACAACAGACACCTCAAATCAAAGAAAAGCCACAGGAGCAACCGCTAGCACCACAACCAACAAATGAAGACGTTATGAGGTCTATCGCTAAATTAAGCCAAGATGTCGCTAAGAATAAAAGCCTATTAGAGAAGATTATCGATTTTCTGATGAGTATTTTTAAGTTCAAGAAATAAGGAGGAACTATGGAAAAGATTAAATTATTATTTAGCCCAGACACTAAAAATGGTCGAGCAATGAGGACATTTTTGCAAGGTCTATTGGGAGCTATGGGAGCATTCACAGTGCTATACAGTAGCCCTGAGTTCGGCAAGTTTATCGCAAGCTTGGACAGTCTAACAGGACATACGGTATTCTCAGCAGTTATTGCAGTTATTGCCGCGACTATTAGTCGTTTGATGCCAGTTATCGGCGCGGTGGTCGAGATGTTAAAGGAAAAATATAAGGAGAAAAAAGATGCTTAGAAAAGCTTCAGCAAAAGGCGAATTGCCAGCATCCGCAAAACTTACCTCTCAAAAAGAAAGAGGAGCCCAAAACCTAGCCATAAGTACAGTCGACGGTTGGCTAATTGGCGAGGAGCAGGATTTTGTCATATTCGAAACTGATTCTAATAATGATATAGTGCCAGGGTCGGCAACTTCATGGAAAGGCGTGCCTGCTTCAAACGGGAGTATTGCTGGACTTACTCTGACAGGTGGTCTGGATAGGCTATATCCGATTGGAGCTGCAGTTGTGCCAACGGCTACTTCTGCATGGGCAAACGACTTAGTCGAGTGGCTATTAAAATCTCATAATCCAGACGGCACACTAAAAGAATCTGCTATACCTGAACTTAAACCTCAAGTAATTCCTGAGAAGTCTATTACAGCCGACAAGATAGATTCTACGACCATATTGTCTTATAAAAATAACGATTCAAACAAACCTGTAACAGGTAGCATAATCATTCAATCTGGCTGGGTTTATTTTCTAGGAAACGGCGGAAAACAACAGTCTGTACAGGTTAATTTTCCTAAGAAATTTAAGGAGGTGTATGCGGTTATTCCGACTTTAATCGGATATACAAGAAATACACCAACATCTCCAGCTAGTTTCGACCAGAAAATCGGCGCTGGCACTAATATTGAATGCGGATCATTTAATCAAACAGGCACAACTATTACAGCTTCTACTTCAGGCATTTTTGGTGGCGCAAATCACGGCATCTCTTGGATTGCAGTAGGTACTGTCTAGTTACTTAACATACTCTAAAACAATACTAACTTCTGAATTACCCCAAGCGTAGCTACCAGAGATTGTAATATTAGTTTGGTCGATTGAGGTAACACCTGATTGATGTGTGCCTTCAATGTATGGCAATGCTTGCTTTATAGGGCTATTATTAAGACTGCCAGATAGTCGCATATTTCCATAGTAGCGTATTAACTCCCATCTATTAGATAGACCTTGAATACCATGCGGCAAGTTTGACGTATTAAAGCCACCTGTCATGTTTACGGTGCCACGCACCACCTTGCGATAAATAGGGCGACCGTCAATCCATTTTTTGCCAGTATTTATCTCATCGGTAGAATATTTATTGTCGGGCAT